TTGAATACTGTCGAATCATAAACCGCAGTGACTACACCAAGCTTATGGGGACTGCGTGTACTGGCAGTAGTAAAGAGACTCCGAAGATATGCTGTGCCATCGTTCTTCTTTGGAAAAGGAATCATCGCCTGAGGCACCACAAAAGACTCATTCCAGACCATTGTGGCAGTGCCAATGGTACCAGCCGCAATGGTACATACCCATGCGGTATTTCGATTCTGAGTGGATCCATGAGGAATAAACACGAATGCTGAAACCAGTTCATCACGAGTATCAGCATCGGCTGTACGAGTCCATGCTCCGGCGTTCACCTGATAGATACCATTCTGAGAGGTGGTTGTTTGATTCTTTACTAAGACGCGGTCTCCTGCAATCACAGCAAGACCGTCAATTGTCTGAGGTGCACTTAGAGTAATATTTGCCGTTGTTGCCGCAACACAGCGTTCCTTTCTACTGAAAGGCTCGCCGGAAAGGCCATCAGTAATACTCTCGGCAAACCCAACAAAAATCGGTACTGGCAAATCCTCGTCTGAAATTAACCCCGGCTGGTGAGTATGCATCGAACTATAGATTCGAACATTGTCTCTTCCGTCAATGATATCTAACAGTTTAATGTTTAAATTTTCAAGTGTAAGAGGAACAGTAATACCATTTACTTTCTGATAACCCGATAGCCACAGATCCAAATCCTGAATAATATCAACTGGAAAGGCATTTACGTTTTCAATGAAGATAACGATCTGACCAAAGAAAATAAATCCAGCCGGGTGAACCAAACGATTAAATTCATTTTTCCATGTATCCGTATTATTGCCCGTCTGAATGACATAGGAAAATTGCTGATAAAAATACGAATCCTGTAGCTTTATTGTATCCGAAAGAAATCCTTTGTTATCAACATAACCGCCCGAAGAATATCCAGTAAGCGTATTGCCACTATAGTTTGGCCGCTGCGCGGTTTCATCCCAATTACCAGAAGATGGTATCAGCATATCCTCGCGAGGATAATATACCTGTACATTATCCTGAAAAAGGATTTTAAAAAATAGGCGGATGGAATCAACCGAGCCTCTCACAGAATAATACTGGAGTAGGCTTTTGTATAGTTTTACCTTGTCAATCTGTACATTTTTAGGAATTGCCGCTGCAATTTCTTTTTGTAAAAGTGTCAGATATTTTTCGTCGACGAGGTCAATATCACGAGAATTGTTAATCGAATTAATTTCATAGCTCGGATTCCCGGACAAATTCATGTATTCATAATAACTCTTTAGCAGCTCAATAAGCGCTGCTGACTTATCGCGCAGACCCGAAGGGATTAAAGATTCTACGCGAGAAGTCTCTTTTCTTTTCCGACGAGTGCTTGCAAGAGTTTCAATTGAATACGCCATATAAAAAATTACCGGTGACGTGCCGTCGTTGTATAGATCACAGCGCCCGAAGAGCCAGCAACCGCAATCGTATCATTTTCACCAACCACGACGACTTCCTGCAAATCAATTGAGAGAAGCTGGTTTCTTTTTGGAGCAATGTCGTTTGAATTCGGAATCACAGTAAAACGAATTGCCGGAGACGCCCCGCCGCCAGCTGGTGGATCTACTATAAATCCTGAAATCGTAATATTGCCTGTTGCTGCATATAACATTCCGACTTCCTTCACCTTTTCAACGGCTCCGTTCACAAGCTTGCACATGAATATTTTTCTGTCATATGATCCTTCAACCACAAAATCTCTAAAATAATGTTCAATGCCACCCACCAAAAAGGCATTTGTTGAGAGTACAAATGAATCGGAAGAACTCTGATAAATCGGACCCGAGAAATTTAAATCAAAGTAGTTGTTATTTGTATTGGATGGAATGGCTTCTTTATACATGAAGACGCGAATTGTGGAATTCAGGATGGACGGTTCCGCATTATCAATCTCTCTTAAAAGTTTTGAATGCCGAAACACTCCATCGAATTTTAAAAGATCGTCATCATTATAGGCAATCACTGCCTCACGTACGAGCGTCTGTAATTCAACAAGAGCACTGTCTGTTAGATTTGCATTGTATTTAAAAAATACATCCAGCTCAAGATAGGTATAATCGGGATCGACTAAAATAGGAGTAATTGAGACCACATTCTTACCCGCAAGAACAGAGGATAGAATCGTGGTTTTCTCCGCACTCGTGAGAGTTTCTGCTCCAATGGGTTTTACTGAAATATAAACCTTTCCGAAATTTGGAACAACATCATCCTCACCACCCCATACTGAAATTGCCTCAACGTTTGCTACGTTCTTTAAAATAATTGCTCGATAATCATCCGCAGTGACTGCTCGGTTCTGTGCGGTAAAGGTGAGAGGCGCATTATACCGAATCGATTCAATTGATTCGCGAACTCCGCCACCGTATGAGTCTGTTGCAACAGTGACCGCAATATTGGTATAAACAATATTCGGGATACTACTCGAAATAGGATCAACGGAAGTAAATAGATTGGCTCCGTCTGCAACAGTTCCATCCGTATAGACGTATTCAATCTCAACAATATTATTTGCGGTTGGCATCTTACCTAGAATACCATCTCCAAAGTAAATCTCGTAGAGCCCTTGAGGAGTTTCCTGTAGGTAATAAATTTGAGAATTCTCATTGATGTTTACAAGTGATGTAAATTGCGTATAGATCGAATATGCATTGTCTTCGCTATTTGCCTTTAACCTTACGCGCATCGAGCTTGTATCAATGTTTACATCAGGAATTTCAAATTTCTGATTTCCAAGTGAGGTATCAACTCGATAGATCATTCTCTTGAGCGCACCTTGTTGAACCGGAATATTCGTAAAGGTATATTTACCTCCATTCACTGGTTCAACATGGGATTCAAGAGCAACGAAGTAATAACGAACTTGATCCACTACTGTGGAAAATCGAGTTCCTCGTAGAATTGTTGCCTGATCTGCAATAGTCGTGCCCGGAGTAACGACAACATTAATGACGGCCTTTGATGAAGCTAATGATCTCGGAACATACCCCAAGAGCTTTGCATGAGAGACGACATTTCCGCGAATCTGCGCTGAATCTAAAAACGTCTCATTCAATGAGAGATGCGCCACCATTGCATTGTAGTGAGTATTATACGCGAGCACATCAAGAAGAACGGAAAGGCCCGAGCCGTTGAAATCCCAATCGTTGTATTTTGATTGCGACCGAAAATGAGCCTTGATTGAATCCTTGATCGTGGCAAAATCAAGTTCGGAGACGTTGAATGAAGACATATGGCAAAAATTAAATTAACGGAGACGCGAGAGAAAGAGTGTAATATCTACTTCAAGATTTCTAGAAATGACTCGAAATGTTAAATTTACATGATATCGATTATTATTCGAATCATCTATCACCTCTGTAATAATTGAATCGATTCGAGGTTCATTCTTTCGAAGGACCTCAAGAATTGACTGTTTTAAACGAATGATTGTAATGATATCGGCAGGTTCAAAAAGGATATTACTCAGATTTGATCCTAGATTTGGCCGGAATGGCCGTTCATGAAAATTAGTGAATATCAAATTTTTGACTGCATTAATAACAGCATCTGTATCTGTTAAAGGCATAATATCACGAAAAATAGGATGAAGAGTCAAGGACAGATCAAGGTCGGAATACAGCCGGCCACTCGAAACGACGGATGCTTTCTTGCCCGACGTGTTATAATCCGAAAAGGTTTGAACAGAATTTGCCATGAAGAGTGTAGCCTATTTATATGCTTCTAACGATACTATTAGTAGTCATATCTTTGGCTGCGCAGCAATTGCAGCTGCGGTTTTTGCTGACAATGTGCCTGCTTCAGCCGCTGATGTTTGTTGCGCCGCATCAAGGCCAGTAATTGATGCAAGATTGTTACTCAGCAGATCGTTGACGGTAGTGAGCGGATTAGTACTAAAAGAAGCCTGAAGATTTTTGAGCTTGTCAGCAAACGCATATGCCTGCTTTAGCTGTAGAAAGATTCCTTCATCAGGTATTGCCGGAATAATATCATTAATATCTGGCATTTTGATATTTGAGCAGTCCAGGTTGGCCAATTTATCCTGGACTGCCTTTAAGAGTTTAGCAAAGGCCTTTACTAAAAGCGCATATGTTGCAAGTGCATCAAGATATTGAACATATGCCTGACCTGCCAAGTTTTTTGCCCATTTAATTAATTTAGCAAGACTTGTCGGAGGAAGCGCAACTCCCGCCAAACGAGCCATTTCTTCTAACATGGCTGTTAGCTTGTCTTTAATCATTTTTGTCAATTCAGCCATTACCTTTTCTAATTCACGGCAATCAGGAATTTCCTCAATTTTACGTGCAAGATCGTCAATTTCTTTTGTGTTTATTTTAGCCATAATTTATTTCTCCTATTATATGATGATTAAGAACTGTAATTAGTAACAATTCCATTTGATATCTGAAGGCCACCTCCGCCTATTGGTACCCAACCGGAAAATCCAGAGTTAACCGTGATCCCTCCAGTAAAAGTTGCCCCACCAAAGCCAGAAGTAAATCCGTTACCCGGAAAATTTGGAATTGTCCCTGTTTTATCGCCCGCGGCCAGTTTTCCACCAGAGCTCATTCCATTCGGGTGACCCATAATGACTGCCTGAGCTACTGTCTGAGCTTTTGGTGTTTCTAGAGTGCTATTTCCTACAACTTTAGTTATAGAATGACCATGTACATACTCTGTTTTATTCTTGCCAACTTCTAGAATGTAATTTCCACGAACATAGTGGCGTAAATCCCCTTCAACGGTGAGCCTCACGTTGCCCCTAATATGAACAGAATCATCTTTGACAACTACTGTTTGATTGTCACCCACAACAGTAGTTGTTTTATTTCCACCGCTGTCAACTTCTACATATGTGCCGGCTTTATGAAAGTCAAGAGTTCTTTCGTGTTCAGGAGTATCATCTATTTCACGAATGTGGCCCGACTCACTGCGAAATACGTGATTCTTTGGATATTGTGGCTTTACAACCTTGCTAATATTCCAATTAAACCACAGATATTCTGGCTGTGAATAAAAAGGCGCTCCATGCATTTCAGGTTCCTGTGCTACAGGAATTGCTTTTTTTAAATATTTCTCTCTGGACTTATACGCCTCTGATTGAGCAAATTGTGTTCTTGCCTCAAGCGGAGTGTCAGGAGTTCCTAATTTAGCTGAAAGAGGATACTTTCCCTCAGAATCAGAAAACCCCTTCTCTTTATTTGGCTGTTCTTCCGTCATTGCTGGAATTGTTCCAAGAACAATAGGATCCTGTGCGGATGGGCCGTCACGGAAGAAACCAATTACCCAAGAACCCGGTAGTACTCCTGTTGCCGACATTCCAATTCCCGACATTGATGCAGAGTTTACAGGAGTCATCACCGACGCCCAAGGCAGATCTGCGGTTTTAATAAGACCACGATCATCCGTATGATAACCAATGCAACGTACTCTTATGCGGCCCATCTGCAGTGGATCATTCACATCCTCCACGACTCCGGTGAACCAGGAAAACACACCACCCATAAAACTGTCAGGAGAGTAACTCATACCTTTAATGCTTCTGCAGAATATGCATCAGTGTTTGCACGAACATCGCAATAATACTGTTTTTCAAATTTATGAACAACCGAAGTGATTAAATAGTATCCGCTAAACATTTGCTGATCCTTGACGGTGTCCATTTTACTTAGTTCTTTTGTTGGCGGCTTAAACGTTGATCTTAAGCGCAGGTAAACAATTTTACCCGAATGAAAATCCAGGTCACCCGCAATAGTAAAGTCATGAGATATAAACTGCATATTTTCATTCACTGAATTTGCAAAATTTATAAATTTATTTCTTGTTGCACTATGATAGTTATTATTATTTCCAAGTGATTTTCCGTTCAACGGAATGTAATTAATATTTGCATCACTAAATCGTGAAAGTGTTAATTTGTTTCCGGCCGGGTCAGCCGATCGCGGAGCATCGGGATCAATTATTGCTTCGCGAGTTTCTGGAAGAAATGCATGAGAAAGAGGAGAATTTGCTCCAATTTTCGCCATATACGGAAACTGCACATCATAATCAAAATCAAGAGTTTCAATTTTCTTTGACGAAATATTCACATAAACAGATTTTGAGGCATAGGCTCCATTTATGCTGGACAAATATTTTGATATTCCGATATTTGAAGCTAAATTTAAAATGCGGCTCTTTCTTTGTTGAAAATCCTTTGCGCTTCCAACCTCGTTCTGAAAGAAGTGTCCATCACTATATTCATTAACATTACTCTCTTTTGCCCTTGCATTAATATCCATATGCGATTCAATATGAATTTTTCCGTCAAGAGTTTCATAGCAATACCATGGGCTTCCGTGTGAATCATAACAACGCCGAAGGACCCACAGAATAGCGTCTATTGGATTTAGATTTGGAACAATAAATGAAACTAATGGTGAAGATTGTTTACTTAGAACAATATCTGATTCTTTTACTCCCAAACTGCTAGTTAGAGTTTCTTTAATAAAATTCGCCATTGTACCATTAAATGCCCTCGAAATCTTTTTAAGTTTTGATAGGTACACGTGCTGCGATACGCCTTTTATAGTATAAACCTCAATTCTATTCTCCATTTTTCCATAAAGAGGATACTCAGTAACAAAAAACATTCTACTTATTGTTTTAGGCTTGGGCCTTTCTTTAGGAGCACCGGGTTGTGTGTTTGCGGCTTCTGCATCAGGTTCGGGCCCGACACCCTGTGTTAAATTTACAGTAATAGTCTCCTGACCTGTTAACTGACCAATTTCGAAAAAATTAACAGAATCTTTTATATTGATCGAAAGAATCAGACCAGCGTGATATATGCTTTCGGTAATTGAAAAATCAGTTTGTAGTGCAGTTAAATTATATGTTTTGCCATAATGATTTTCCAGAATAATGCTCGTGACCTGATATGCTTCTGGAATATGACGAACATCACCAACTGCATTTTGTAAATTTACCGTTCTACTCATGACGCATTCTTATTAATTAGACTATAATATAATTGAACAAACTTATAGATGTAATCGGGGTGAATGATTCGAATCCTTGATCTTTCCTCGTTTACTTCAATTTCATATGCTCGGTTCGAAATCGCAGTCAGATCCGCCTCAGCTGTTCCTGGTTGATTTAGATTTGGTCCATCATTGATTCCTTGTTCGTCAACGTGCACACTATTATATGATATTAACCCCTCACTATTTAAATAGTGATGCGGAGCATCCGGAGAACTATAAACCTTAAATGATGTAACACTATCACCTGAACTCTGACCAGTGATTATTTCGGTATCTTGAAACAGCCTCTCAACTTGAGCAATTGATACATGCGCTCTGGAACATTTAGATATAGCACCGATAAGTGACAGACCCACCGTAAAATCTCCAGATACATATCCAACAATAAGACTCGTCTGTGATTCAACTTCAAAAATAAGAGCGGATCGAATTGTTCCATTTGGCAGAGTCATTGAAATACTTTCTCCCACAGTATAGGTGGGATGAGCGGTTCCAGTACCAGTACCAACTCCAGTCGCCGTAAAAACAGAGCCAACTGTGTTTGTTGCAGCTCCAGGAAATGTTGTATTTCCAACTGTTACAATTTTATAATTGGCTCCTACAACAAAGGAACCGGCAGTCAATGCAACCGGTGCAGCAACGGTAAGGCGAAATTGAGCAAGAGTAACTGCCTTAAGTTGGCTTTGTTGAATATTTTTGCTTATTACAATTCCACGTGCACTTGAGGTACTTCCAAAAATTGTCTCAGCAAATACAAACCGATTGGATAGCGAATTTGGTTGATCTACAATTAAACCGTCGCCATCTCGAGCAATATATGGCCGAGTTTCAATCGTTGTTCCAGGATACTCTTCAGCAATATATTCGATCAATTCCTGCTCGGGCATTGGCCACCCCGAAATTCCATTCTTTAGATGTTCATTTATCAGAAAAAACACCCAGTAATATTCCGGTGTGCCATAAAGCGAATTGGATACAATGTCGGGCCGTTCACCATCTCTAATCTGATAATCGATGTACGTTGCAATTTCATGAAAATATTGTTCATTCGCCTTTACGAATCGAAATAAATCAACAATATTTGTATCGATGCCGTTGGAGCCGAAATCGTATGGTATCTTAGGAAACTGTTGAAAGAATGGCATGAGGATAAATTAGAATCTGTTAATCAAGGAAAATCAACGGGTCTGTTCTCGGATAATTTTACAATATCCGAAAGAGTAAGGGCTCTGGTTTCTTCAAATGTTAACTGAACATCTGTTTCGACCGGATGACCATCCGCGTGAAACATATTACCGTTACTGTTATATACCGCACTCATTCCTGTAAGATAACAGTCGTATATTGCCGGCAGTTTTCTATTTTCTTCAGACTTGCCGCCGTCATAAAACTTTATATTCCATATTGGAGGATATGTTAAAATTAGATCATTTCCCATCGGATACATATTTTGCCGAAACCTTTTCACAATTTCAGTAATTGTAAACGCCTCTTTTTGATCCTTTGGCATCATTTTAAATGAAAACTGGAACTGGCGTACTCCGCTATTCTGAAATGCAGTATTTGTATTTGGAGCAATCACCTGCCTAGCTCCAAAATCTACAAAATTTGCAACATTATCAAATCCTGTTTGTCTGGCCGCAAGTGATGCAACTGCTGCGACATCTGCACTTCTCATTTGATTCACGAGTGTTCCTGCCGCCGCACCAAGCGCACCGCCCGCGCCGGACATAAATCCACCTTCATTCACAGCCGCTGTTGTTGCTCTTGCAATAGCCTTACCTATAATTCCAAGATCAATGGTCGAATACTGCATTTGATCCGAAAAAGAAATACCTGGAGGAATTGGAAGATAGATCGACCTTTCTCCAGTAGCACCTTTTCGGGCAACAAAACCTATAAACGGAAACTTTAGCGCTGTGGCAGTGAGATTAGATGGAAATAAAAGAGGGACTTCTACTCTTGTCCATATATCAGCGGGACCGTCAAATTTTGCAATTGCAGGTCCATTGCTTTGCCGTTTTGACACCCCATCAATGATCTGCTGAGGTGTTGAAGCCGTCGCCGCAGGCGATGGGCTGTTTGTGGTATTAGCATTATTTTTAGGAGGCACGCCGGGATCTTTGAAAAACCTAAATCCATCATCAACAACTGGAGCTTTTACTGCTTCTGACGTGCCGGGAGCGGGAGGATTCCATTTAGCAAAGACTTTATCTGCCACGGCCGTGGGCACCGCAGTTAATGCGACAACAGCACTACGGACCCCTGCTGCTAAATTGCCAAAAGTAGTTCCATCCGCTGCACCTCGGCCGGCCGTACTATCACTTTGAAAAACATCGGCCATCAGAGTGCACTCCCAACTTTAAATTTTGTTCGCATAAATAGTATTTTAACTATTTATATGGCATACCGAGGTCGATTCAGTCCAAAGAACCCAAGTAAGTACCGGGGTGACGTGATTGGCATTGTCTATCGTTCACTCTGGGAGCGACAGCTTTTTCGGTGGTTGGATGAGCAATCTTTCGTTGCATCATGGTCCTCCGAGGAAGTTGTAATACCCTATCGATGCAAGACGGATGGCCGAATCCATAGGTACTTTGTGGATGTCAAGTTTCAATTTACTGATGGTCGCATTATGTTAATCGAGGTGAAGCCATCAAAGGAAGTGAGTCCACCCAAGAACACTGGAAGAAAGACGCGCAGATACATTACAGAGGTTATGACCTATGCCAAGAACATCTCGAAATGGGAGGCGGCCACTGAATATGCCGCGGATCGAGGATGGATCTTTGAAATCTGGGATGAAACCATGTTGAGGAAACTGGGTATGAAGATCCTTTAGGATTGTGATATAAATAGATGATCTATGGCAGTCTCACTCTTTACTACTCTTGAAAAGGAGTTCACCACGACGGGCTTTGAAAAGCGTTCCGTCCAGGCTCGAGCATGGTTCACTCAGAGAGTTAAAGAACTGAATGGTAAAATTAACCGAGTCACGCTGTTAAAGGATGAGAATTTAACAGTTCGATCCATGCCAATATGGGGATCGATGTACATGTTTGTGTATGATCCAAAGCTAAAGAAAGAATTACCCTATTACGATCGGTTTCCTTTAGTGTTAATCATTCAGCCCGCAGAAGGCGGGTTCCTGGGTCTGAATCTTCACTATCTACATCCAAAAATTCGTGCAAGGTTTCTGGACAAATTGATGGCAACAATCTCGGCGGATAAACTCACAGAAAAGACTCGGTTAAAGGTTCGTTATAGCCTGCTTGCTTCGGCAAAAAGACTTCGCGAATTTGCACCGTGTTTAAAGCATTATTTAAAGAGCCACATGAAAACCAGAGCTTCTCAGGTATTTGCTCCGGAATGGGAGACAGCAATCTTTCTTCCGACTGAACACTTCAGAGGTGCCACAAAGAATAAGGTATGGCTCGAATCACGTAAACAATTTCAGAAAATTTGATCTAAATGGCAACACTACTCAAAAAAATCACTAAGACTCTTTTTGGCGGCGTTGGCGGCCGCGCTAACTCAATTGGCGATTTAAAGTCTTCGATCACTACACATGGTGGAGTTGCTAACGAAAATCGGTTTGCTGTAAGCTTTACTCCGCCGGGACAGACCTTGTTTAATATAGATCTGCGTAATATTATCACATCTTTCGTCTCAAAGACATTCAAGCCAAAGAGTCTGCTCAACTTAGGGCCAGACATTACAATCCTATGTGAATCCTGCTCATTGCCGGGAAGACAGATCATGACTCTGGATTATCAGTCGGAGAAACATGCTGTAAAACGACCCTATAGTTTCTTTAATGAGGAGGTTAATTTTACCTTTCTTCTCACAAATGATTATTACATGAAGAAAATGTTTGATAAGTGGTCGGAACAAATCATGGGATTTAGTAATTACCGCCTGAATTATCTTAACGACTTTACGACTCAGGTCACAATATCTCAGTTAAATAAGAAAAACATCCCCATCTACACTGTGGTATTACATAACGCATACCCCATTACATTTAACTCAATTGCGCTCGACAATACCGTGGAAAATTCAGTTCAAAAGTTTTCTGTAACCATGGCGTATGAAAACTTCTTCGTGAACAGCGTTCCTGCAGAAGGAACACTCTCAGCAGATCAGCGTCTTGGCTTTAACAAGGCACAGACGGAGCAACTCGCGGCCGAGCAAGAAGACTTTATGAACGGATAATACTTTTCGATTGATTAACAACTAAATCATACCTATATGCCACTACCGATTATTGAAACACCAAAATATGAAACAAAGCTTCCTTCCACTGGAAAGAAGGTTTTTTACCGGCCCTATCTTGTCAAGGAAGAAAAGATGCTTATGATTGCACTTGAGTCTGCTGATTCAAAGCAAATCATGCAGGCAGTTAAAGATACGATTTCAGCATGCACATACAATAAGGTTGATCCGGGTGAACTACCCATTTTTGATCTTGAGTATATGTTCCTTCGGCTCCGTGCAAAATCTGTGGGAGAAATCTCAAAGCTCAACCTAAAATGTACCAGCTGCGAAAAGAATACCCGTATTGATGTAAATTTAGATGAAATTAAGATTGATGTGAAGAATCTTCCTTCCGGTACAATTCAGCTGACCGACACAATTGGTATCACAATGAATTGGCCCAAGGTCGATTTAGTGGCTGAGTTTAGCGATGAGGGCAATTCGGAGAAAACAAATAAGGCCGAATTGGCTTTTAGCATCATTGCTGGATGTATCGAATCCATCTTTGACAGTAAGAGAGTCTATCCCGCAAAGGATCAAACCAAAGCAGAATTGCATGAGTTCCTCGAGTCGTTGAATCAGAATCAATTCAAAAAGATTCAAGAATTCATTGAGGCAATGCCAAAATTAGAGCATAATATTGAGTTTGAGTGCACACACTGCAATGCTAAAAATTCAGTATTGGTCAGAGGAATTCAAAGTTTTTTCTCATCGCCCTCTCCCACGACAGTTTGATGAATCAT